GCCGCTCCGGGCGAGGCGATCCAGGCGACGTTCCGTGATTCGGCCGCTGATGGCGACATTCAGGCGTCGGAGTGGATCAACTGGGTGCCGCGAGTCTTCGCGAACTTCGACAAGACCAGCGCCGGGCAGCTCACCAAGCAGATCGGTGAGAAGGGTCTGACCGGGCTCGACACCGGCAACGGGTTCTTCCTCGGTGGGCAGGTCACCGCCGATCAGCGGCGTCTTGCCTACCGCCAGGCGAACATGCAGATCAACGGCAAGGGCCGGGCGGTGACGGTCGGGCGGTACTTCGCCAACTCGATCGGCCTCGAGCCGGGCAACAAGGCGTTCAACATCGTGTCCGGCCTGGCCGACGCCTCGGTGAACCTGGGTTCTGACCCGTCGTCGTTTGCTGGCGCTCCGACGAAGGCGCTGCAGGCCCGGCGGCTGTTCGCTGGCGACGCGAGCAAGGGCTTCGACGCCGCTGGCGTGGCAGCCAAGATAGACAGTCGCCTGACTGCTGCAGGTGTCGCTGCTGTCCCGGCCAGGTCTGCTGATGACATCGCAGATGACATGGGCGCGGTGCGTGGTATCCGCGACACGGTCAACTCTGACCGGGTGCTGGAGTGGCTAACGACCAAGAAGGAGGGCCAGCAGCTCGTCTCGTACTTGGCGAAGGAGACGGACTTCGCGAAGGTCTATGACGCGACGAAGGGCAAGATTGACCCGAGCTTGATCTTGGAGATGACCAAGCGGGAGATGAGCGCCGACGAGATCATCCAGATTCTCGGTCCGCAGCTCGGCCGGACGGCCCAGACGGAGAGCAAGTTTGGCCTTGACGCGGTGGCGAAGGCTGACCTAGGTGTCGGCGGTCTGGGCACGGTCGCGACCGCGACGTTCAAGCGCCGGGTCCGTGACACCCGGATGTTCGGCACTGTCCCGGAGCGGGTGCTGCCGAAGAACGACCTGAACGCCCAGCTCGAGAACGCCAACAACTTCATGCGCAATGCCAAGATCGACCCGGCCGAGCGGTCGGCGATCTTCGTCAAGCTGACCGAGGCTAACGGCGGGGCTGGCATGTACGACGCAACCCGGCAGATGATGGTGCTGGGCATGGAGCGCGCTGTCGAGGGTGGCATCCCCCGCGACAAGGCCACCAAGTTGTTCCAGATCTACGAGGATTCGGAGTCGGGCCGGCGTAAGTACTGGCAGCAGATGATCGGCAAGGAGGGAGAACGGCGCTGGGTGAACAAAGCGTTCAACGCCACCGAAGATGACCTTCTGGACGACAAGATCACCTTGCGGGCCATGCCGCACCTGGCGTCGCAGTTCCTGGACAACAACATCCCGCTGCCGGACCCGCGGGCGATCCGCGCGGAGATCAGCCGGTACAAGGGCGTCCTAAACCTGCCGCTCGTGCAGCCGGGGAAGATGGCGCTGGAGAAGATCAGCGACAACATCTTCAAGCCGGGCGTGCTGCTGCGTCCGGCCTACATTGCCCGTAACCAGATCGACGAGCAGTTCCGCCCGGCCGGCGTCGGGCTCGACTCGCTGTTCAGCCACCCGGTGTCGTACCTGCAGTGGGTCATGTCCGACCAGGCGAACGTCGGGAAGTTTCTGAGCAAAGCGACCGGCGGGCAGTTTAAGTCCCGTGGCGCGACGTTCGGCCCGGACGGGCAGTTCTTCGACGAGAACGCCGTCAAGATCCGAGAGGCAGAGACGGCGCTCAAGGAGGCCAAGGCAACCGGCGATCAGGCGATCTTCGATGAGGCGAAGGTCAACCTCAAGGCAGCGAAGGAGGCGATCCAATCTGTGACGCCGTTTACCGACGGCGTCAGCCAGTACGTGCGCAGCGTGACCGGCGGTCTGGGAAACTGGCGCAACAGGTCGTTCGCACAGGCCAACGGCGACGACCTGTATCAGCGCAGCGACACCTCCTACTCCCGTGCGATGGGCGAGGGTCTGCACCGGATCTTCAACGACCCGATCGCCAAGCAGATTGCCGCTGGTGTCGACATCAACGACATCAAGGGCCAGTTCCGCAACGGCAACCTCAAGGGCTTCCGCGACGATCTTGCCAAGCAGGGCGACCGGATGTCCTACCTGAACGACCCGATCGGCGCGGACCAATACATCGACGACACGGTCGAGTTCGTCAAGACGTTCGTCGGCGACTCGGTCGAGCTTCGTCAGGCCGCAGCGACCGGGAGAATTAACGGCAAGGCCTTGACTGCGGGCGACACGCTCAACATCACCAAAGAAGCCCTGGACGAGTTCGACGCGCTCAAGCAGATCGACGGCTTCCAGGGTCCTGACGCGATCATCGGATCGACGGTGCTGCGTGGCGGTGGCGATGACGCCGGCATGTGGACCAAGGCCGTCGACTTCATGTTCTACCAGATCGCCGACCGCCCTACCCGCTACCTGACCAAGAGCCCGGTGTTCCGCCAGCGGTACTACAAGCGCATGGAGAACATGATCGGCTTCATGGAGCCCAAGGCCGCGCAGGACCTGATCGAGTCGGCGCGCGTAGCAAACCTCAAGCCCAAGGACATCAAGCGGTTGCAGAACCGGGTCAAGCCGGGCGGGACGTTGACGTTCGAGGAGGCCGACCTGGTCGGCAAGACCGACGCGCTGGAGTTCACCTCGAACCTGCTGTACGACCTGCACAACCGCAGCCAGTTCTTCGACGTGACCCGGCTGCTGTTCCCCTTCGGCGAGGCGTTCAAGGACTCCGCGGTGCGGTACTCGCAGATCGTCGGCAACAACCCGGTGCTGCCCTACCGGCTGGGCCAGGTCATCACGGGTGGGCGCGAGACTGACCTCAACGGCGACGGTGAGGGGTTCTTCTACACCGACGAGCAGACCGGCGAGGAGATGTTCGCCTTCCCCGGCTCCGACACGCTGCTTGACGCTGTCGGGCTGGAAGGGGCCGGCAAACTCCGTGCGCCGGTCAAGAACCTCAACATCTTGGGCACCACGGTCATCCCCGGTTTCGGCCCGACAGTGCAGATCGCTGCTGCGTCGATCCTCCCGGATGAGCCGGACTTCAACGCCGTCCGGTCCTTCGTCAGTCCTTACGGTGACCGCACGCTGGACGGCGGGGCGCTCGAGTCGTTCCTGCCGTCGTGGTTTGCCAAGTGGCGCACCGCAGAGCTGGTGCCGTTCCTTGACGCCAACCCGCGCCAGGTCAAGGCGTTCGCCAACGCCCAGAAGGACATGATGGGTTACCTGGCTTCGACGGGTGACTACGACATGCAGACCCCAGAAGGCATCCAGACGCTGCAGGACGACGCGAAGACCAAGGCCCGTGCGCTGTTCTTCATCCGCGGTATGGCGCAGGCGTTTGCCCCGTCCCCGCCGAGCCCGGAGTTCGTGGCCTACGACAAGGACGGCCGGCTGCAGACGCAGTTCAGGCTGGCCGAGGAGTACCGCAAGATCCAAGAGGAACAGAAGGATCTCGGTACTCCCGAGGCGACGAACCGCGTCTTCATCGAGACGTTCGGTGAAGGCGCAGTGCTCGCGGTAATCCCGAACACCAAGCAGGCGCAGGACCAGTCGCCGGTCGCACCGACCAAGACGGCGTACGAGTTCTACCAGGGCAACAAGAAGGCAGCCGAGCGGTTCCCGACGGTCTTCGGGCTGTTCGCCCCGGAAGGTGACGGTGAGGACTTCGACTTCGTCGCCTACCAGCAGCAGCTCGACAGCGGCCAGCGTGAGGTCATCACCCCCGATGAGGCGGTGCGCCGGGCGAACCAGCGGCTAGGTCGCATGGTCTACGAGAATGCTCAGAACCGGGCGGGCAAGTCTGCGGCCGAGGCCAGCGGTACCAAGTGGAAGCCGACGACGGAGCAGAAGCAGGCGCTCGGCGACCTCAAGGCCCTGCTCGCCGAGGACTACCCCGGCTACTCCGCTTCGTTCAGCAACGACACACCGAAGCTGCTTGAGGATCTCAAGCGGGCCGCGGTTGATCCGACGCTTGCCAAGACGAAGGCCGGGCAGGGCCTGGAGATTTGGCTCAAGGCGCGTGACGCGGCCGAGGCCGGCGCGCAGGCGCAGTTCGGTGTGTCCTGGAAGCAGGCGGATCGCTCCCGCCCAATCCGCGACGCGATGCGCGCTCTGGCCGAGAACTTGGGGCAGGACTTTCCCGGCTTCACCAACATCTACGAGCGCGCTCTTGAGCGCGAGATGACGAGGGACTGACGTGGCGACCGACTACAACGACATCATCGCCAGGATCGGCGGCGGTGCTGGGGCCACTGAGCCCTCGAAGCGGTATGGCGGTGTTGACAACAGCCGGGACACCGGTTTCGACTTCGGCCGCGGTCCCGGCACCCCCGGCGGCGGTGTCGGCATCCAACGCAGCACCGCACCCTCACCGATCGGTGAGGGTGGTGGTGGCTACACCGAGGCCGACCTGGAGAAGATCCTCCGTGGGATGCCGCCGGAGAAGGTCGCGGCGATCCAGCGTCAGATGCAGCGCGTCGGTCTGCTGCCGGAGAACTACAGGTCGTTCGGCTTCGTGGAAAGCTCAACCCGTGCCGGCTTCGCCGAACTGCTGACGGTGTCGAACATGCGCGACCGGGACTACCAGTCCACCCTTGAGTCGATCGTTGAGGGTGGCCCTGGTGCGCTTGCCGAGGAGCGCAAGGCCAAGGCGCGGCTGAACTTCCAGACCCGGCTCAACACCTTTGAGCGGTCCGACCCTGCCGGTGTGCGCCAGACCGCCGAGCAGGCGTTCCAGCAGGCGCTCGGCCGCAAGCCCACGGCGTCGGAGAGCGCCCGCTTCGTCAACGGGTTCATGCAGCGCGAGCAGGCCAGCCAGGCCGGCGTGTTCGCTGCTAACGACCGGCTCGACGCGGAGTCCCTGGGACGCCAGCAGGAGGCGATCGACGCTGACTTCGCCGCTCAGGGTGGCGGTGGCGCGCCGATGGGCGGTGTTGACGCGCTGATGGCCGCGATCGGCGGTCAGGAGTCGGGCAACAACTACAACGCCAAGAACGGTCGCACCGGGGCGTCCGGCAAGTACCAGATCATGCCGGCGAACTGGCCTGCCTGGTCGAAGGAGGCCGGGCTCGGTGCGAACGCAGCCCGGAGCCCGGAGAACCAGGAGCGCGTTGCTCGCTTTAAGCTCGAGCAGTACAACGCGGAGTTTGGAACGGCAGGAGCAGCGGTCGCCTGGTATGCCGGGCCGGGCGCAGCGAAGGCGTACGCGAAGAACCCTGACGCCTCACGGTTCACCAGGAAGCAGGGCAAGGGCAACGAGCCCAGCATCCAGGAGTACGTCGAGCAGGTCACCTCACGGATGGGCAGCGCGCCGCAGGCTGGTGCGCCTGCGGGGAACGGCAGCGAAGCGGATGAGCTGCAGAGCCGTCTGCGCCGGATGCTCGCTGATGCGCCGGGCAACATCAAGCTCGGCGCGGCTACTCGTTCCTACGCCGAGCAGGTCGCGGCGAAAGAGCGGGAGAAGCGTGGTGGCCCGAAGGCCGCAACTCCCGGAAAGAGCAAGCATGGTGACGGTCGGGCCAACGACCTGCAGTATGGCGGGGACGAGAAGGCGCGGCAGTGGGTGATTGCCAACGCCGGCAAGTACGGACTGGCCCTGCCGATCTACAACCCGAACCTTCCACGCCGCCTAGACGAGTCGTGGCATGTCGAGCTGGCACCCGGAGTGCACGAGGGGCTCAGCTCCGGTGGCGGCGCGGTTGCGCCCAACGGGCAGGCAATCAGTGAGAACATCACTGTGCAACGTCAGGACATGGGGGCGCAGGCGATCGAGTACGCACGGAACGTGAATCCGACGGAGACGGCGGCGTACGACATCGGCGGCCAGTTCAACTCGCTTGTCAGCATCTTGCAGAAGGGCGTCATCTAATGGCCGACGAGATCGGTGGCGCAGGCAATGCGGGGCTCCCGAAGCCGGGGACGGGTGACTCCTACCGCACGCTCAGTGGCGTGCGGGTCCTGGTCCGCAAGAACGGCATCATTGTGCTGCCGAACGGGAAGTCGCTGCCGAAGGGTTCGCGCATCCGCAGGGGCGGCACGATTGACCTGGCGGGGACTGACGACTTCCTGGGGTTTTCCAGCGGAGTGATTGTCCGTAACAGCCCTGATCCCCGGACATCGAACATTTCCTCGCGCACCTACCGCCAGAAGGTTGAGTTCGACCCGTCGGGCAGGCGCAGGGCCGGTGAAGGCTTCGGCTCTCGGCCGTACGGCAACCCCGCCACCAAGCCGATTGTCGCGAGGCCCGCAGCCAAGCCAGTAGCAGCAAGGCCGGTCGTTGCTCCTAAGCCGGCCGCAGCCAGGCCGGTAGCAGCCAGGCCAGCAGCAAAGCCCGTCGCCGCGAGGCCGGTTGCGGCTCGACCCACCGCCGTGCCCAACCGGACGACGGGCGGGTCGGTCGGTCGGGGTGGCTCAGCCGCACCGTCGACCTCCGGTCGCACCGCCGCACCGCCGGTTGGCCGCACCGCCGCGCCTGTCGCGGCCAAGCCGGCTATCCCGACCAGTGGTTCGGCCGTGGACAACAAGGTCCGGCAGATGTTCGGCGAGGTCGCCGGTTTCCTGTCCGACCCCGAGCTTGGCCCGATCTTGCGGAAGGCCGCATCCCAAGGCTGGGACACCAGCCGGCTGTTCGGGGCGCTGCAGCAGACGAAGTTCTGGCGCACCAAGGGCGACGACGAGCGCAAGTGGATCATCCTCAACAAGCTCGACAACGCCACCGCCAAGCGGCAGGTCGAGCAGCAGATGCAGGGCATCAACGACCTGTCTCGCCAGTCAGGCATCACGATGTCCAGCCTGCAGGTGCACGACCTGGCGGTCAACGCACTCAAGTTCGGCTGGTCTGGCCCGGAGATCCGCGAGAAGGCGTTTGCTGCCGCCACCGCGAAGCCGGGCGGGCTCGACACTGCCGTCACCCAGCAGTACGGCTACCTCGCGGCGTTCCTCGACAACCCCGAGGTCGGCAAGCTGCTCCAGCAGGGCGCGAAGGAAGGCTGGTCGCAGCAGCGCCTCGAGGCTGAGCTGCAGAAGACGAACTTCTGGAAGACCACGACCGACTCTCAGCGCCGCTACAACGCGATGCAGGAGCAGGCCCCGGCCGAGGCGCAGCAGGCCGTCAGCGCCCGCAACAGCGAGCTGCTGACACTGGCACAGCAGCTCGGCGTACAGGTCAAACCCGAACGGCTGCTCAAGATCGCTGAGGACAGCCTGCGATTCGGCTGGAACCAGAGCCAGATCCGCTCATCGGTCAGCGCGGAGTTCGACTACGTCGGCGGCGAGAGCGGTCTGGCAGGCCAGTCGTCCAGGCAGATCAAGGAGCTGGCCGGCCAGTACCTCGTGCCGATCTCAGACCAGATGCTCGAGAAGTGGACGGAGCAGATCGTCGCTGGTACCGCCGATGAGGAGGGCTTCAAGTCCTACCTCGTCGAGCAGGCCAAGAGCATGTTCCCCGGCATGTCTGCCGCGCTCGACAAGGGCGTCACGGTCGCGCAGTACGCCGACCCGTACAAGCAGATCGCTGCGCGGGAGCTGGAGCTGAACCCGGAAACGATCGACCTGAATGATCCGAAGTTCCGCAAGATGCTCGATCAGGTGGACAGCAAGGGCAACAGGGTGTCGATGTCACTGTCGGAGTCGTCGGAGTATCTGCGCCGACTCCCGGAGTGGCAGCAGACCCGCGGCGCGAATGAGAAGGCGGCTACCTTGACCGAGAACATCTTGAAGACTTTCGGGGCTATTTCCTGATGGCGGTCATCACCAGGACGATCGCGTCGTTCGACCTCAAGTCGCGGCAGACGCTCACGCAGGGCGGGACGGTGCTCGGCGGGAACGGCATCACCTACAAGTTCGACCCGCTGACCGGGATGGTGGTCAACGCCAGGCCGGCTGCGCCCGCGCCTTACAGGCCGGCTGCGCCAGCACCAAGTCCCTACGCGCCGTCGATGCAGGTGCCAGTCGGTCCGGGCCAGATCATCGACCAGCCCGCCCCTGCGGCTCAGCCGACTCAGCCTGTTCAGCCCACTCAGCCGTCTGGTCCTTCGCCTGCCGATGCTGCTGCTGCAGCGCAGGCGACCCGCGATGCGCAGTTCGCCCAGCAGAAGGAGGAGGACGAGGCCAAGCAGCGCCGTGACTCCTACGCACGGCTCAACTCGACCCTGTCCGACTACGGGCTCGGCAGCTTGGGGACTCTCGTCCAGCAGTGGCTGATCGAGGGGCTCAGCGAGGCCGAGATCGTGCAGCGGATGCGCGACACCGACCAATTCAAGACTCGCTTCCCTGGCATTGGCGAGCGGACCAAGAAGGGCATGTCGCCGATCAGCCCCGGCGAGTACGTGGCCTACGAGCGCAACGCCCGGCAGATGTTCCGTGCGGCCGGGCTACCCGAAGGCTTCTACGACACCAACGAAGACTTCACGAAGTTCATCAGCAACGACCTGTCGATCGCCGAGCTGGGTGACCGGGTGACCCTCGCGGCGAACGCGGCGTTCAAGATGCCGAAGGAAGACCGCGACGCCCTGACGAAGTGGGGTATGGGCGCTGGTGATCTGACTGCGTTCTGGCTCAACCCGGACACCGCGCAGCCGCTGCTCGAGCGCAAGTACGCCGCCGCGCAGCTTGCTGGTGCGAGCAAGCGTTCGCAGTACGGCGACCTGACCGAGCAGACCGCGTCGGACTTGGTCCAGGTTGGCGTCACTGCAGCCGAGGCGACGCAGGGATTCGGCAATCTGGTGCAGTCCAAGGAGCTGTTCGGTGCGCTGGACACGGGCGAGGACGGCATCGACCAGAGCGCGCAACTGGACGCGACATTCCGGGGCAATGCTGCCGCGCAGCGCCGGATTGAGAATCGCTCTCGACGCCGCACAGCCCAGTTCCAGGCCGGCGGCTCCTTCGCTGCCAACCAGGGCGGTATCAGCGGCCTCGGAGACACTCAGTAGCCTTCTTGCAATGTGACATCGCAGATGTCATCATTGCGTTGTTAGCACGTGCGTGAGCCCTCTGGGCCGCACACCAACCGGCGAGGTCCCCGACCACCTCGCTGCGCAGGGCTGGCAGGTCGCAGGGCGAGTCGCCGTTGGCCGACGGATCACGACAGACCACCACCCCACTCAATAGGCCCCGCCGCACATCAACCTCCGGGTGTGCGCGTACCGGATGGAGAAACGCCCATGACCGAGAACTTCGCGCAGTACGACGACACCGACATCGACGAGACCGACGACAACGGTTCAGACCAGCGGTATGTGCAGCTCACTCGCCAGCAGATCCGGGCGATGGAGCGGGACGCCAAGACGGCACGAGCGAGTCAGGACGAGAACGCGGCTCTCAAGCGCGAACTTGCCTTCGCCCGGACCGGCGCGGAGTTCACCGAGCGTCAGCAGAAGGCTCTGCTCGCCAGCATCGACGGGGACATCACCGCCGATTCGCTGCGAGAGGCCGCTGTCGACCTGGGGTTCATGCCCGCACCGGCCGGCTCTGTGGAAGACACAGACGCCGCCGCGCTGAACCGGATGGCACAGGGATCGGCGGGTGCTTCGGACCCCGGATCAGAGGACAGCATCGCCAGGCTCGAGCGCGCAGCGCGTGAGGGCGGCAAAGAAGGACTGCTGGCTCAGATCCAGGCCGACGGCAACATCGTCTCCGCGGCGAACTAGGTCAATCCCTTCATCCTGACCAGGAGAACCTGACATGCCGTTTACCACTACCGGCTCGGTGACATACGACACCGCGGCCTACGACCTTCTCGCCCGCTTCGCCTACCGGCCCGAGCTGTACTTCGACGGCTGGTGCGACGTCAAGCCGACCGCGCAGTCTCACCGCGGTTCCAGCGTGACATTCTACCAGCAGTCCGACATGGCTGTCGCGACGACGCCTCTGACCGAGGACGTCGACGTCTCGCCCGTCGCGATCAGCAACACCAGCGTCACCGTGACTCCGCTTGAGTACGGTAACGCGACCGTCACGACCGCGCGGCTCGACGCGACCTCGCACATCGAGATCGACCCGCTGGTGGCGAACGTCATCGGCTACAACGCCGGCATCAGCATCGACACGGTGGCTGGCCTGGCGTGGGCGGCTGGCACGAACGTCTCCTACCAGGGTGCTGCGACTTCCCGCGTGACTGTCTCGGCCGGCAACGTCCTGACGTCGGCGGCGTTCCGCAGGGCGTTCGCCCAGCTCACCGCGGCGAACGTGCCCAAGCACGACGGCGGCATGTACATCGCCATGATCCACCCGAACACCGCCTACGACCTCAAGTCGGAGACTGGTGACCTGGGCTGGCGCGCCCCGCAGGTCTACGGCGCGTCGCAGGCCGCGATCGCCAACGGTGAGATCGGCGCGTACGAGGGCTTCCGGGTCATCGTGTCGCCGCGCGCACCGGAGTTCATCAACGCTGGTGTAACCTCGACCGTTGAGGTGTACCGCTCGCTGTTCTTCGGCCGCGAGGCCATCGCGAAGGCGCACTGGGGTGCTGGCGGATACGGGCCGGACCCGTCCGTCGTCCGCGGCGAGGTCACCGACATCCTGCGTCGCTTCACCCCCATCGGGTGGAGGCACGCGGTCGGCTACAGCACCTTCCGCACCGACGCGATGCGCGCCGTCGAGTCGTCCTCGTCCATCGCTACCAACGTCTGATCGGGGACAACGACATGGCTGACAACAAGGACAACTGGACGACCAAGCTCAACACGTCCGGCGGATTCGGGGGGCTCAACCAGTCCCTCAACGACGGGCTCATGTACGACGGTGACGGCAAGCCGGTCGTGCCCGAGATCGTTGTGCCGAAGGGCGCGGAGATCGTGCAGTCCGGCATGGTCGGGGCGTTCCGCCGCACCGTCTTCTCTGACGGCAGCGTCGAGACGGTCCAGACCCTGCCTGCGGTGCCGTCAGACGGCAAGATCGTCACCCCGGTGCCGCTGCCTGGCGAGCAGCAGGACGTGACCGGCACCGGCCAGGACGCCGACACCAAGCCGAAGCTGATGGGCAAGTCCAGCAAGTAGTCCGGCACACGTAGCGCAGCGACCGGAGGGAGTGAAGACAGTGGCACTGATCTTCTCGCCTCCGGTCGCTGCGCTTGTGCCGATGGCAGTCAAGCCATCGCATCCTGGCTACGTCCTGTTCCGGCGCTACCGCAATCTCGACGCGGGCATCAACATTTTCGTGGTCGGCGGGGTCGTCACGACCGTCGAGCCGGACTACCAATTCACCACGCCCGAGAAGGTCTACCTCGGCGGGCACATCTACACGATCACGCAGTCCGAGGCTGATGTGCTGACTGCAGCGGGCTACACCGTGATCGTGACCAGCCCGCCGGTCACGGCCGGTGTGTACCAGGAGTTCTACACGGAGGTCTACTGATGAGCACCCTGCAGGCAGAGATGCAGCGCCTGGCCGCACGCCCTGGCATGGACACGGTCGGCTGCGCGAACGTGTGGGCCGGCACGACCGGCCTGGCGCTGACGGGTGCGCTGAACGTCAAGGCAGCCAATCCGGTCGGCGCCTACAAGGCTCTCACCGGGGTGCTGAACCAGCTCGCCAACACCACCGGGCTCGCAGAGGTCGGCGCGGCGAAGGCGATCGTCGCGTGAGCTGTCCGCGTGGCTGCTGCGCCAACTACCGCGAGCACCTTCTCGGTGTCACCATCTCTGCCGGTCGTCAGCCCAAGAACGTCGCAGAAGCCCAGCTCGGCAAGGACCTCGACGCCTACAAGCGGCTGGTCCAGTCGGGCGTGCAGCCCAAGGGCATCGACGGTTCCGCTGAGCTTGAGCGTGGTGCGAACGCCAAGCATGAGGTGGAGAACCGCAATCTCATCACCGACCCGCAGCTCCGCGGCAAGGTGACGCGGATGTTCGAGCAGGCTGCTCCCCCGGTCCTGACGCCGCTCGACGCGGCCTAATGCCAATCCAGCTCGGCGGTGAGTACCGCCTTCCGGCGGTCCTGCTCGAGCCGGAACCGCACCTGCCGACCGTTGAGGGCTTGCAGTCCGAGATGCTGCTGTCGGCGCTGTCCGGTCTGCGTGAGGCGCTGGCGAACATGCCCGCGCCGATCATCAACGTCGACCAGCCAGACCTGACGGCGATCGTCCAGGCCGTCACGCAGATCAAGGGCTCGGCAACGCCAGGCGAGATCGCCCAAGCCGTCAAGCTGGCGATCGCGCCGTCGTCGGAGCGTGACCCCGATCCGGTGATGGCCGAGATGGTCGACGCTCTCAAGGCGCTGGACTTCCGCCTCAAGGGCATCGGGTCTGGCGGTTCGGGTGGTGGCGGTGGTGGGATCGGCAGCTACCTGCTGAGCACTGCGCCGACCTCCGACACGGGCCAGGCCGCCCTGCCGGTTCGGATCATCAGCCAGCTCGGGGCTGGCACGGGTGGCGGTGCCGCTGCGACGTCGGTGACGATCAACGACCCCACGACGACGTCGCAGAAACTCGCGGTCGACGCCGCTGGTCGGGTCACGGTCGTGCAGTCCGGCCCCGTTGCGGTGACTGGCACGTTCTTCCAGACCACGCAGCCTGTCTCGGGCACGGTCACCGTGGCGAACCCGACCGCGACCGGCCTGACTGACGCGCAGATCCGCGCGACGCCGGTGCCGGTCAGCGGAACCGTCACCGTGGCGAACCCGACCGCGACCGGCTTGACGGATACGCAACTCCGCGCCGTAGCCGTGCCGGTCAGTGGCGCGTTCTTCCAAGCCACACAGCCGGTCAGCGCGACCGCCCTGCCGTTGCCGACCGGGGCGGCGCAGGACGGCTCGGACGTCACCACCCCGTTCGCCATGCCGGCCGGTGGCGTCGGCATCCGTGGCTGGCTGTCTGCGATCTGGACGAAGCTGAACGGGTCGCTGGCCGTGACTGGCACGTTCTTCCAGGCGACACAGCCGGTCAGCCTCGCCGTTGCTCCGACGACGCCCGTCACCGGCACGTTCTTCCAGACGACGCAGCCGGTCAGCGTCGCGGCGACTGTCGTGACCAAGGAGACGCGCTCGTCGGCTTCGGCTGCGACAGCGCCGTCGATCACTACGGCTAGCGCGACGGTCCTACTGGCGAACGCCAACCGGCTCGGTGCGACGGTCTACAACGAGTCCGGCGCGACTCTCTACCTACACATGGGTGCGACCGCCTCACTGACGGCGTACGTCCTGCAGGTCGCCATCGGCGGCTACTACGAGGTCCCGTTCAACTACACCGGGGCGCTGTCCGGCATCACCGCCGCCGGCACCGCGGTCTGCCGCGTCGTCGAGGTGAGCTGATGCCCTACGTCCCGCCGCCTGCCGTGGCTTCTGGTGGCTCACCGGGCAAGGCTGCCATCGTCGCGCAGGTTCTTATGTCCGGCACGATCACGCCGACCGTGATGGCTACCTACGCGATCCCGGCCAACACATCCGTCGTCGGCACGACCTACCAGATCGTTGCGATGGGCACCATCGACAACACCGCGACGAGCCCAACGTTCAACTTCGTACTGCGACTGGCGGGCACGACGCTGGCGACCGTGACCATCGCCAGCATCACTGCCGCCGCCACCCTCAAGTCGTTCACCATCATCGGTCGGGTCACGTTCCGCACCGTCGGCGCCACCGGCACCGTCGTGGGCTCGCTTGCCGTCCTCAACGAAGCAGCCGGGACGATCATCGGCGCGGTCAACATCGACGCGCCCGCGCTGACCAAGGCCGCGAACACGACCGTCGGCCTCGCGTTCGACGGCGCATCGTTCCTCGGCGCGGCGACGGCCGGCAACATCGTGCGGACCGAGGTCGCCGTCATCGAGCTGGTCAAGGCGTGACCCCTATTGACATCGCAGATGTCGTACACTCAGAACAGGCTGCCAACGTGGAGGACGTGCGATGACAACGCTGTCCGAATTGGTTTCCGAAACAAAGCGGCATCTGCAGAGTCTCCAGCGCGAGCCGATGAACAAGCTCGGCTTCGCTGTTGCCGCGTCTGCCACGACGCTGACGCTCGAGTACGACATCACTCAGGTGCAGCCCGGCTCCTACCTGCAGGTCGACCTTGAGCTGGTGTACGTCTGGACGGTCGAGACTGGCAGCAAGACCGCCACCGTGGAGCGCGCCCAGTTGGGCAGCGTCGCAGCGATCCACACCGCCGGGGCGATCGTGACGATCAACCCGAAGTTCCCCGACTTCGCCATCGTGAAGGCCATCAACGATGACCTGCTCGACCTGTCGGCCCCGAACAACGGGTTGTTCCGGGTCAAGATGGTCGAGCTGGTTGGGACGAGCAACTCCACCGGCTACAACCTGGCCGGCGCAACGGACCTGCTGGAGATCCTCGACGTACGCCAGAAGCACCAGGGCAACCCGCGGACGTGGACGCCCGTGACGAACTACGAGCTGGCCCGCGCAGTGAACGTCACCGACTTCCCGTCCGGCCTGGCGTTGATGCTCAGCGAGGGTGTCCGGTCCGGTCAGCCGATCCGGGTGCAGTACAAGGCGTCGTTCTCCCCGCTGGTCAACCTGGCCGATGACGTGCTGACGGTCGGCGGTCTGCCCGCCACGATGCAGGATCTTCCCCCGATGGGCGCGGCGGTGCGGATGGTCGCGCCCCGCGAGATCAAGCGCAACTTCACCGAGTCGCAGGGCGAGCCCCGCCGGGCAGCAGAGGTGCCGCCGGGCGCGGTCGGCTCAAGTATGCGGATGGTCGCGGCCCTTCGCACCCAGCGGATCAACGCAGAGGCCGGGAGGCTGGCACAGCAGTATCCAGACAGAGCGGCGATGCCGATGCCGATGCCCGAGTACTGGTAGCCACGGGTGCTGACCTACACCTTCTCGTCGCCGTTCTTCACCGGCCAGTCGCGCTCATCCCAGGTCCCGTCGAAGTTTGACGTTTCCCTGAACGGTCGACCCTTTATGGTTGATCTTGAGGCGGGTTCCGACAGCTTCTCGCGCCGGTCGATCCCGCTGCTGCGCAACCAGGCCAACACGGGCGAGCAGTTCGGTGAAGGCTCGCTCAACCCGGAGGAACTGTGGCGACGCAGTCAGGACTCCTGGGACTTCGGGGCCGGTCAGACCTACCTGGACCGCACCGGCTCTGAGCGGCGTCGCTTCCGGTCTTCCAAGGGCATCGACGTGTGGAAGCGGTGGGCGATGAGCCTGCTGGCTGACACGTCCTCCAAGCGGACCAGCGTGGCGACGAACCTGGCGCTGCAGCCGGTTGGGACGTTCCTATATCTGCTGGACGGCGCAAGCCTGCTGCGGACCTCGACGCTCACCGGCACGCCAACGTGGACCACGATCACCGGCACGCCAGCAGCAGCGGCAACGTCGATCACGTCCGACGGCTTCAACGTCTTCACCTCTCACAGCGCCTCTGGTGTGTACTCCGCGACCCGCGGTGCTGCCACCTCGAGCGTCTACAACACGCTGCCCTGCACGCTGGTGGGCTACGTGAAGGGCCGTCTGATGGCGGCGAACGGCGCGTCGCTGTACAACATCACCTCGGGCACTGTCCCGGCCGCTCTCTACACCCAGCCCAACAGTGACTTCACCTGGATCGGGTTCGCTGAGGGTCAGACGCAGATCTTCGCCGCCGGCTTCTCCGGCGACAAGTCGCTGATCTATCGCACCCAGGTACGCCAGGACGGAACGGCGCTCGACGCCCCCATCATCGCCGGGGAGCTGCCGGACGGCGAGATCGTCCGTTCGATCGGTGGCTACCTAGGCTTCGTGCTGCTCGGCACCGATCAGGGCGTGCGGTTCTGCGGTGCGGACGCTGCCGGCAACCTGACGATCGGCGCGCTGGTCCGCACAACGTCGGCGGTGCGCTGCTTCGAGGGCCAGGACAGGTTCGTCTGGTTCGGCTGGTCGAACTACGACACGACCTCGACGGGACTGGGACGCCTCGACCTGTCGGTCAGTATCTCTGCGCTGACCCCGGCGTTCGCTTCGGACCTGATGGCGACCGGGCAGGGCGATGTCACGAGCGTCGTCACGTTCGGCAACGTGCGGGTGTTCACCGTGTCTGGCGTCGGGGTGTTCGCCGAGAGCACCTCGCTGGTGGCTAGCGGCACGCTCGACACCGGGCTGATCTCTTACGGCTTGTCGGACCCGAAGGTCGCGGTCTACCTCGACGTGCGGTTGTCCAACTTCGCCGGGACCAACACGTCCTACCTGGCCGTCGATGGCGGGACGTTCGTCAAGGTCGGGACACGGACGAGCACCACGGACGATGACCCGTTCGTGCTTGGACAGGCGACCGGCGAGCAGTTCGAGGTGCGCCTCGAACTGACCCGCGGAACGGTCGTGACGACAGGTCCGACGGTGACGCGGCTGACGCTGCGCGCCTACCCCAAGCCGACGCGCGGCGAGATATTCACCGTCCCTCTGCTGCTGCACGAGAGCCTGCTGGACCGCCTGGACAACACGATCCGCATGGATGTGCAGAAAGTCCTCGACGAGCTGCTGAGCTTGCAGGACAGCCGGGCGCTGGTCATTTACCAGATTGGCGATCAGTCGCACACCGTGTTGATTGACGACACGTCGTTCGTCTATTCGCACCGCACGGCTAGCGGTCGCGCTTGGAATGGCACATGCCTAGTTAAACTGAAACGATTGGCGGGATAGGACATGGCCCTACGGGATTTTGCGGGTGCCGCCAAGCGCACCACGCTTACCGGCGACATCACCTCCACCGCCACGACCATCAACGTGGTCGACGCTTCGGGCTACCCGAGCGCCGCGACCGGGCCATTCAGCATCAGCCTCGACCTCGGCTTGGCCGGCGAGGAGAAGGTTCTAATCTCGGCACGGTCGGGCAACACGCTGACTGTCGCAGCCTCAGGTCGAGGGTACGACGGTACGAGCGCCTCATCGCACAACAACGGTGCGGGCGTGGACCACGTCCTGACGGCCATCGACATGCGCGAGGCCAACGCTCACGTCAACGACACGACCGGCGACCCGCATCCGCAGTACCTGACGCCGGCCGAAGGTGCGGTGCTGTATCCCGCGCTGGGCCACACGCACACATCGACGACGATCACCAAGACGGTCCGCATCCCGCACACGTTCACCATCTCCGGTGACGTGCTCGTGGCGTCCGGTGACACGTCGTTCATTCCTGGCTTCTTCGTCGCTGCGCCGGCTGGGCAGACCATGAAGGTCGTCGCGGCCCGACATCGCATCAACTCCGGGACGTCGGCGACGGTCAGCGTGCAAGTCAACGGTGTCGCCGCTACCGGCTTCTCGGCGCTGGCAGTGTCGACCACCACGGTGACGACCGACCCGGCTGACGTGACGCTGGCCGACGGTGACCTGCTGGCACTGGTCGTGTCGGCGGTGGCCGGGGCGCCCCGCAACATGAGCTTCACTCTGTGGCTTGAAAGTGTTGTGTAGGCGATGCCGAATATCATTTCGACCAGCACGTCCGCCACCGCGACTGCACCCTTCAACCAGCGCAAGATCGACCGCAATCAGGACGGCACGCTGTGGTCGGCGCGAATCGCTACCGTCTCCGACGGTCAGGGCGGAACAACTCCCGGCGCAGTTTTTGCCTACAGCAAGGACAATGGCGCAACCTGGACGAGTCTTGCCCTCGATGGCAGGACCACAGCGGGAACAGCTTCGGCTATCTCAGGCGCGGCTGATATTAGCCTGTTTATTGACCTAGATGACTACGCGCATATCGCTTTCAATCAGGGCTTGTACAACGCCGTGGCGGCCGACACGG